ATGCCTGAGGAGATTTTATCTAATATTTTAAGTGGCTTCATCGGCGCTTTTCTAGGTGCGATTCTTGGTGCTTGGATCACCTCTAGAGCTACGAAAAAAGTAAGAAAGACTGAAATCCTCCAAATTAGGTTAGACTCTTTCATTGAAAACGTTTCAACAATAGTATCTCTATGTAGACAACGGAGAGCTTTACTGCTTAATTATCAATTCTCTTCTTTACAACCTAAATCTACTGACAGCATCCTCCCAATAACATCTAAACAAATAGGTGACTTATCAACAGAGATAGAGGTGTTGCATTTTAAAATAATTATGACATTGCACACAATTCATAATGAAAAAATTAACGACTTAAAGTCTAATTTTTTAAAACAATTAAAACAAATTGTTGAAGCTTCAGCCAATAATACACATATGAATAAATTTGACTATGGAAGTGTTTTAGCGTCTGCAAAGCAAATAGTAGAAAAGGAATGGCAATCTATAGAAAAGGAGCTTAAAGTCTCTAGTCTTTTTTAGTTATCCTCTTTCAATTAAAGACATGTTTCACTTTTCACCCTGAAGCTCCACCACAGTCTCAGCCCAGTCTTGTAATGCATTAAGTTGCCTAATAGCTTGGTCGCCCTGAGTGATTATTCCGATAAGATCTTCAGAAGTCTCTCTGTCAAGTTCGGCTCGTGTCGTTCCATTGTCCATGCCGGCGGTGGTGGGACCCTTGCTGGCGCATATTGCGGCTTTATTGATTGCGACTGACAACCGCTTACGGCCACTAGCGATGTCAGCACGTAAATTAGCAATAGTTTTCTGTGCATCTTGATATTCCTCAAATTGGATTATGTCACGTGCTGCCTGCTCAGCAATAAGCATTTGTTCTTTTGCTCGGGCTAATTCGTTTAGCTTAGCTATCTCTAGCTGTGTTTGTTGTGCTTTAGCATTGAAACCTGCCTGATACCGTATTTGACCATAACCGTAAATCAATGCACCCACAGCCACAACAACCCCTGTACCCACTACATACCTTTTAAGCATAATGCCCTCTCGTCTAATCGTCGGTTATATAACCCACGCACAAACGTAGTCCCTACATAGGACCACACCGGCCGACCGGTGGCACTATGAGCAATAGCTTCACACCCTGCTCTGATGTCACCGGCATTAATAAGTCGCACAGCACGGCTTTTGCACGTATTATTAACGCCGACATTGTGAGCGTGGCTGGTTAGCGCATCAAAGACGTTCTGCGTAATAGCTTCATTCGTCACGCACTCAGCTAGCTTCATTTGCGCTTGCACAGTGACGTGCGTCTCGACTTCTTCGCACTTCTCAAGCGACCAACGCTCTCCGATAACTACAGGATAAGGACTGGTCCACTTGGTGATGCCTTTACATACGGTCGGTAAACCACCAGCTAACTTATCGGCATAAACAACATACTCCCCCTCCCCCTCCCACTTGCCCAAAAAAGACATTAAAAAAGGCGATGCTAAACTAATCGCACCGCCTATTACTAGAGCCACTATTCCGTTACGTCTTTTCACAATCACCCCCGCCGTTGATTTTGTGAAGCATTAACGCTCTTTCTCGCCTATCACGCCGCCACATGAAGTAAATGTTTGCAGCTAAGCCTATGACGGCTACTAACACACTAATTAATCCGACCCAGTTAATTGAGCCTAACCATGACAAAAAACCAACCGCCGCAGAGCCAGCAGTCGTTATCTGCGCTGTAGAAATAGCTGAAGAATCAGGGATGTGATCTATATAGTCTCTGATACGCATATTTTTCCCTCGAGGCACAAAACCCCCCTATTTTTTGACAATAAAAAAACCGCCCGAAGGCAGTTAAATATAATTCAAATAAGCCATTCTATTGACTATCGAATCAAATAAGACAACATCCATCTCTGCTGATAAGTGACCATTATCCCTTGCCAGAGACGGAGGCAAACGGCGACCATCTATTGCCGCAATATCTTCAGGTGTCTTTGTTATCCCTAAATCGGTCCATGTCTGATCGGAGAACAACAGCTTATTGATGTCAAGATACCTCAATCCGTACTTAGCATATAGTTTCTCGTTAATAGACTCTATTGTGGCTCTAACTTCGTCATTTGAGTTCGTGTTACTAAAGTGACCGATTACCAAAAACTTGGAGTTTTTTGGCAAAAATTCGATCATTTCTATTGTTTTTTCAACAATCCAATCGCTATTATCGGCAGATGTTACATTGTTTTTACCTATATTTATAATATATATTCCCCTGAAGTCTTGGTTTGTCCAGTTTGGCTCACTGACTTTAAACTTAACTCCTGAGACATTTGTTAATGGCTCGATTAAGTTGTCTGGCGTGAAGGTTGCACCATTCTCACCAAGCACGCCTCTGACTCCATTATTGAGAACCACCGTGCGATTATGACGAGATACGCCACCATAGGTTGAGCTCACATGTATTGGCTGGCTACCAAATACTATCTGCCCGCTTGGAAACTCCACCTCAACCTCATTTGTCCCTAATGCCTGCGCTGCACCATAGATCGTGTCTCCACTAATGGCGTGATTTTTCAAAACAAGGTGATGGTCTGATGCAAAACCCTGGAACAAGCTAGATAGGTACCAAAGTGTGGAGCTACCGTATAAGACTAGGTGGTTTTCCGCTGCCGATCCAGCAATTTCATTTATCAGCTGTTCGGTCTTTTTTTTTGTCAATATAATATTCCAAGGCTGCCAAACTGGCTCCCCGCTTTGGACACTACCCCATCTGTAAGCGCTTCCGTTATACGTCACCCACTCCTGATGCACTGCGAAGCTACGATTGCGTTTGACGGTCAAAAATCCGCCTGAGCCTCGAATCGGAAAACCTCGCTCGACTGGCCTCGTCACTGAGCCGTCGTTTATAAAATAATTAGCTGACCAAACGATCTCATCGATTGAGTTTGCTAACTGCTCAAAATCAGCATTATTAATATTTACGTAGTCATAGTTAATATCAGATAACACCCACGCTGATCCGCTCCAACGATACATACCGTTGTTTTGAGCATCGTTAGTGACGTATGCTAGCTGCCCTGCTGCCTGACCCGGTGACGCTTGTAAGTCAGCTAGTGTTGCAAAGCCTTTAATGCCGCCACTGCGCTCAATGCCTGACCATGTTTGCCGTTTTACGCCCAAACGATCCGTCCAGTAGTCTGACGTACGATTGTTCAACGCCTCATCCAAGTTCTCGGCATTATCGTACAAGTCTTTAGGATCTGTGCTTCCTAATTTATTGCCTGTCTTATAAGTCGTCATGTTTTATTCGCCCATAAAAAACCCACCGGCTAAGGTGGGTTTGGTTAATCAATAGTTAAAATTTAGTTTGGTGGATAATTGTTATCATCAGCGTAAATACGTGCATCATAATTCACGGCTGTCACACTAACGCTATCCGTTCCTCGTGGCGTTATATCTGTAACTAGCGCCGGAAAACACCATTCTTCAGTTGTGCCTATATATACATGCGGCAATTCCATTTTCAGCGAAACTATCGGTCTCTCCGACGCTGGAATCGGCGCTTGAATCATAAAGTCGTTAACTTTAGTCGCTGGCCAAGGGCCCGCTAACGTGCCGTCCGCCTTGCGATAAGCGACTACGTGATCTTTGCCGTCTTGCCATTGGATTTCTTCCGATATGGTTAGGATTACATTGCTACCGGCGACGTCAACATTAGTTAGTAGTGCCGATTGGCCGTAGCCCGGGATATCATCTAGCAAGGGCACATATGATAAGTACTCGCTGTTTAGTGCGTCTAACTCCGTCTCAAATGAGTATTCCCAATTCTGATACGCTATTTGTCTAGCCCGACGCATACCAATTCGCCAAGCACGTGTGCGGTCTGTCACGCCGTTAAGTTTTAGCTTTTCCAATTTAAGTCGCTGACTACCCGGCAATGAGCAAATAACGATTTGATTAGTCCACGTATTAGCATCGATATATTCGACCTCGACACCATCTGCATCGTCATGTCGCCTTGATTTAAACGACCTAACAAGCGGTTTTGTCATGTTCTGCGGACTGTAACCCGATTCAAACTGGGTGCGGATGTCGTCACGTACAGGTCTGATTAAACCGTTGGCAATCGTTAACTCACTCATGCCAGCGCCAAGCACAACCTGCAATGCAGATTTAACAGTAGTTAAGTCAAATACATGATCGACTGTTTCACCACGCGACTTCCAAATATTATGCAATCGCAACAACTCAGGCATATCAATGTCATCTAACGTATACCCGATAGACTCAGCGATATATCTAACAAACGCTGAAATATCACGTGTGGGCTGCGGTGACGTCCACGTACCATTGTTTTGCAATGTTGGCAAAATACGAGTAGCGACTACATTTATCTTATTTTCTGACTGCGCCGCCAATCGGCCACCGCTGCGCAATTTAATGCTAATTGTCGTCCAGTTAGGATATTGTGTTTTTGTCGGTAAACGACACTTTAAGCCGTACCAATGTACCGTATCCTGTATCTTCTCAGAACTACTAGACGATCCAACTCGCCGCATACGACACGCATAGCGACCCGACGGCACTGATATTCTTTCGGTAAAGCCGATTTGGTCTCTTGTTCGCTGCGTGTAAGTGCGCATCACAGATACAGTTGCGTTGTTTGACAGATTTCTATATTCAAACTCAATCGTTACAGAGTAAGTCATCACCTGAGCGTCATCGCTAAGCTCACAAAGCCCCGTGGGAAAATACACATCAAACTCAATTGCGCTAGTTACGTCATTGCCCGGTGTGACGACAAATTCACTCGTCCACTCGCCGTAGATTGCACCACCCTCAAAACTAACAGACGTTGATAATGACGCATCATTTTCAAAAAAACGCCCCTCGTCTAGCAGCGTGATTGACCCCTCATCGTTTGATGATATAGTCCATTTAACGTTTGGGGCAAAATCGTATGTACGACTACCAGGAGCAAACTGCAAGTACCTCTTTACCTCATAGTCGGGCTGATCGCCGCCTCCCGCCACTGTTTCCATTCGCCAAAATGCCAATGTGTAATACCCACCACCTTGGCTTGACACGATCTCAGTGGTCCAGTCGTCACCAAAGTGTGATCCAACGTTTATTCCTGAATGTCCAAAAAAACCAGTTAACGTGGTGCTAGTTGCTACGTATTGCCTCGGATACTTAATACTTACAAGTGTTCCGTTTCCCCAGCCGGAAGGGAACCGCCCATTAGACCGAGTAATTATTAATCCATTAAACGTGTATGACGCTGGTTGCTTGTTCTCCCGATTACCAAGCTCGGTTGATAGTTCAAGCCCCGCTGTGCCTGATGACGTGCCACCAACTTCTTCGACTGCGTGCCAGTGCTCATGCGTAGCGACTCCTGATAAATCGGCATTGGGCTCAAATATCTGATAGCCGCCATCGGCACCTAATGATGATATCGGCGTATCACCGACTTTCACGTCGCTGCTATTAATCTGATATTGTCCCGGGCCGACACACGCTAAAAACTCAAGCCATTGCTCGCGCGGGTTAGTAAAGTATCTGCGCGGTGGCGTTAGGTAATCAGGGTATCGTCTAAAGCGACCTGCCAATTCTGGCACCGCCTCGCCAAGCTTTGCTGTGTTCGCAGTCGCTTGCACAGTCTCAAGGCGCTTACCCTCTGGTGTGTCATATTTACCGGATGATTTATTACTAGGCAATAACCAGCCAAACGCCAAGCCAAAGACAGCACCTACAATACTGCCAAGCGCTTTAAATACGCCGCCATTGGATATATATCTGACCTCAACAACATCGCCATCATTAACTGTAGTCGATGACCACTGACTAAACGGCACCTCTACACCATTTACAATAAGCGTAGTCGGAGGTATATCCCACGCTTTATAATTGATACCCTTGCTGCCCAACCAATCGGTAAACAATCCTTCCCACTCATGCGACTCAATCGGATCGCATGGTTTAATCGACGGATATATTTTAATTGTCATAATAGACTACCTTCGTATAACGAGATTCAAAGAGCTGCGGCCTTGTGAGTGCTGGCCCTGTGGCTTCGTCTGTTTCGAGCACCCATAACCTGCCGTCACACTCAACAACAATCCCCACATGGACGCATAAACGTCCGCGCCATGCGGTGGCAATAGCGCCTACACCCATCGGCATCTCTTTAAACTCACCGACCGCCTGCACATTTAAAGTAGCGGTGGTCAGTTCTCGCTTGTCGCTCGGGTCAATCTCAACGTAACTCGGTAAAAGCTCACGATTAAATAGCTCAACCCGTGCTAGTCGTACTAGCCCCCAACAATCGAGATCGGGCAAGCTGCGCCCAAACTTAACGTAGCTCGTCGCTAAAAAATCATCAATCGTCATAAGTATTTAATGCCCGGTGCGGTTTGTGCTGTGTATCGCTCTCGTGGCCATGCCGTGTTTAATAAGTCGTAATAACTGCACTCAAACACCGCCTCCCCACCTTCAAATGTTCCACCAACAACAGTCATCACAAGCGGTCTGTCTGCTGGGTTTAACTTATCACTCGCAAGATACATGCGATACGTCATCGTCACCATTTGCCCTGCTGCTAGTGCGTCATCAACGTGCCTTTGCGCAATGCTGTTTACTCCAGCAACTGCAAAGCGTAGCGTCTGCTGTCCCGTCGTATTGCGTGCCGGCAATGAGACTGATAGCGAACCCGCTTCAAAGTGCTGTAATACACCGTTTACACCTAAATGATGGTCTTCAAAGCCGTTGCAAATGCGAATGGGCGTTTTGCCCGGCACACTGATTTCTATTGAGTCAATCGCATAATCGTCAGTCGGTGCTGATGCGTACCATATTTTTACTATGCTCATTTCTCTGGCCATTCACGATTTAACGCAATATCAAAAATACTCGCCCCAAGCGCGAACTCAGGTAACAAGCCCCAACCTTGCGGCATGAGTGGACGTTCCCATATTTCTAGCTTAGCGCTGATTCGCCATGAGCTAATGCCAATCAAATCGGGTCCTGTGTACATCTCGGCAAATCGGCACACGTAGTCTTGCATTCCGACTGGTGTCTTAAGCGGCATATTGAACCAGTCAGCACCATCATTAATAGCATCTCTAAACCATGCTTCAAAAGCGGCTGCTTGCGAGTCATTTTTAAAAACCCACGTCACATCAACCATGGTTGGTACAGAAGAAAACTTGCGACGCTGCCTAGCTCGCCCTGACTCCATCGTGGTGCGAGTAAAAGGTGATACATGCCGCAATGAGTAGCCGTCACGCTGAGCGCATGGCAAACCATCGGGATAATCAATATCTGTGTAAATCATGCTCCAACCCTTTGCAATCCATAAGCACGCTCTAGCGCTCTGGCACGTTTACCATCGCCCATGATATCTGCTACAAAGATATCTGCCTCTCGCGAACCATCGTCATTCTGTCGCTCAACAACTTGACCAGCTCGGTCTTGACTTTCAATTAAGTTCACAGTAAATCCACCACTCTTTGCTGAGCCGTTTTTTTCGATTCTATCTAGCACTGAATCAAGTCTTGCGCTGGTGTCAGCCGTAGTTACTCGCTCACCTTTTTCTAGCAGCCACGTACCTGTTTTTGGCACTGAATCAATACCATCGTGCGCCATACCAATCAGCGACAAACCTTGAGCCATGCCGACCGTCGAAGCAATGCCGATTTGAGCCGGTACAGCGTTGCCACCGAATGACGCTAGCGAAGCCATTGCCGCCGCTGGTGCGTATGCGGCAGCCATTGCCGTACCTGTAGCTGCCGCCATCGCTGTTGAAGCGGCAGCAGAACTTTTACCAACCGCCATTTGAACTGCTTGATACGCTAACCATTGAGCGGCCATTTGACCTAATGCGTTGACAACCGATCTGGCCATACCCTCAGCTAAATTGCCGATAGAATCGCCTAAGTTTTCCGAATCAAAAACCATCTTCTCAAACGCATTGCCGAAATTGCCTGTAAAATTTTCAAGCATGTTGGCCGCTAAGTCGTCGAATGATGTTAGGCTTTTTTCAGCTGCTTCTAAATACTCCTCCCAGTACCCTTTACTGGCATCAAGCATTTCTTTCTCGCGCTCTTCTTGTTCGCGCATCATGTCCAGCACTTGTGAGCGGATTAAAATATCCCGCTCTTGCATCTCAGTTAGTTCACCGTACTTTCCGAGTTGAATATTTGTCAGTGCCTTTTCATACTCGGTGACCTTCCCGACCAGCGCTATCTGTTCATTTAACTGCTGAATGTAACGTGTAGCTGCGTCATCGCGCTGCTGAAGTGCACGACCCGATGAGCTACTACGACCGCCGCCCGATGGCCTACCGCCCGATCCGTCGGCAGTAACATCAATTGTTGGCAACTTCGCAATCGGGCTTTGAGGCATAGGGCCTACAAAGCTTCTGTTAAATTCCAACTTTGCTACAGCTTCTTTTGCGGCATTCGCAAAGCGAGCGCCATCGTATGTCATAAGGCCTATTAACTGTTGATTGGCTTGCCTTACAGTCTCATTGCGCTTAGCATAAGTGTCTTTTACTTTCTGTGTAGCATCAGCGCTAAACCAATTCCAAACCTGCGCTTTATTTAGCGCAGCCATCGCCACTTCCGCATCAGCAATGACGGCTTTAAATGAGCCTCCAATTGCTGATATGGCTTTAACGACAAACACAGCGCTATCTGCTAGATAGCCCAAAACAATAATCGATGCGTCAGCAAAGTCACTTAGCGCACTGCTGTTTCTTAAGTCCTCAGCAGATTCACGTATACCATCGACTTCTGATGATGCTTCGATGGATTGCTTGATAAATTCATTAAATCTCGGCAGCACCTCATTCGCTATCGTAATGCCAACTCCCGACATCACTGCGCTTAGCTGCGACAAGTTTGTTTGAAAGTCAGAGGCAGCCTTAGCCGCATCAGTAGAGATTACAATGCCAAAGCGTTGAGCCTCTTCGATATACTTTACAATTTCTTCACGCCCTTGAGAGAGTGCGTTTACTAACGGCATACCCTCAGTGTCAAAGATAGCCATTGTCGCTCGAAGCCGTTGACCTTGACTGTCTGCTCCTTTGATCGCATCTGCAATTCGTAAAAACTGCTCCTCGACCGGAAGCTTGGATAGCTCTTGCGCGCTAACTCCCAGTTCTTCTAATGCCTTTTTAGCCGCACCTCCTCCAGCGGCCGCTTCTGAGATACGTCTTGTCATGCGTCTTAACGACATGTCAAGCGTGCTACCATTCACATTAGCCATTTGCTCAGCAGCGTATCGTAAACCTGTTAAGGCTTCCGTTGTCGTACCAATCTGATCAGCCATTTTACCTGCTTGATCCATGGTCTTTGACATGCTGCTAATCCACGCTGCGGCCGATGTAACCGCTACCGTGCCAATCGCCAGCGTTGCAAGTCGCACTCGCTCCAAACTTTTCCAAATTTCATCTGAGGATGTTTTAGCTTTACGCTGCGCTCTATCCATGCCGCGAGTAAATCCGGCGGTCTGTGCGATCAGATCAATCGTCAACACACCTAAAGATTTTCTAGCCATTATCTACATCCTTTGCTGCGCCGCCTAACATCGCTAAAGCGGATTCAATTGAAATACTCTCAGGATTGCCGCTCCCCGCTTCTTTTTCAAACATCATAAAATCCGCCATCTTTGCTTTACCGCCGTTTACATTACTAATTACTGTCGCCAATAACGCAAAGCCCACCTCAAGCCGAGTAGCTAAGTCTAGCTTTCCTTTTCTGCGCATATAGTCAAACCACTTTAGCGCCTCGTCATAACTTAGGTTTGCTTTCGCTTCTGCGATTGTCTTGCCCCCAACGCCAGCAAGCACTAACTCATGCCAGATATCGTCAGGGACTAGGCTTTTTTTTCCTTATCCTCGTCATTAACTTCTTTCAGCACGCGTGTAAACTCAGCGGCTAACTCAGGCGCTAAATTGATTGCATCGTCATACGTTAGCTTTTCATCTGCATTTTCACCCAAGCGGATAAATGCAGAAATAAAAGATGCCGTCTGGCTGCCACCGTCTAAATCTTTAATAACTGACTCAATGGCACCGAACGACTGACGCACAACATGCACATCAAACGTGTCACCTTTCCAAGTAATCTGTTTTTTTACGGGCTCAGCTGAAAGAATGCCGCCCGAAGCTTTTAGTGTTTTTAAATCCATTGCTTACTCCTTCGGGGTTAATTTCTGCTTACCAGATACCTGAATAGACACAGTGGACGCAACCACTGCATTAATTTGCCAGTCAAACGGGAAGTTGGTCACGCCTCCATCAAACTCCAGCCAAGAACGAGTCTCTGGTAAATTAAACTCACCGTTTTCAACTGTAGGCTTAGCAATCTGCTCACCATCCGCATCTACTGGACCATCTGACCAACCGATTGCCCATTTAAGATTCTCGCCGCCGACCAAATTAAACAAACGCACGTGCGCCTCATTAGACGGATCAGCCTGTAAGCCGAACGTAGTAGTCGATGGTGTCGGCAAACCATTTAAATAAGTGCGTGTGGTCGCTCTTAAGCACGTGGTATCAATCGGATCAGCTGTAGCGCTCGGGTTGTTGATTGATGTAACACAACCAATATCGAGCAACTCATTAGTTTCCGGATCAATCGCAAATAGTTCGGTGCCTTGTGATAATAAAGCCATGGTAGCTCCTTAAAATATGGCCTTACGGCCGTGTTTAACTAACGTTGAACAAAAAAGTCAGCATCAAAGCTGACTCTATAAAGTTTGGTGTCATCCTCTCGGCTTTCTCCAAGCCAAGAAGTGATGTGAGCATGACCCTCAATAGCGTCACGTATCGCCTTAGCGCACTCTCTAACTGTAGTAACTGTTTTAGCGTACACGTCAAATTGAACGTTATAACTATCAATATTTGGTCGGTCGCCAATGTAATTTTCAGGCGCTCCTGAAATAATCTGCCAAACGGCGTATGGTTTAGCTACGTCTTGCGGAGCATGACCAACGGGGTAAATAGTAAGCCCCAAGGCCTGAGCCGCTTGATTAGCCATGACAATCGTATGAACTGGCGGAAACATTACTTCTTCCTCATTTTTGCGACTTCTTTGTCAATTTCTGCTGGTAACGCGCTTGCCACAGCGTTAAATACTTCGCTCGTGCTTTGTTGGGCAGCATCTCTTAAAAAGGGCTGTGGCCGTATGTTACGGCTCGGTGTTCCTAGCTCTATCAAGTGCCAGTGCGGTGTGTTGCCACGGTGACCCTCATCAGGGTTACTTGGTTTCTCTGGTATTTTGCCGTGCTTACTTAACACTCCCACCGAAACAGTCACATTGCCTGTCCTGCGGGTTTCTCTGGTGCGTACTCTCTGCCCGATATTGTCAGCAATACGGCGGCCAGTGTTAGGGTCGTCAATTTTTAACGCATTTGCTTTTGCATGTTTTTTAATGACTGCCGCACCTTTACCCACCGCCCTACGTAATGGGTACTGTCGTACCTTAATTGGCAGCTCTTCCAAGTTTTTTAGGACTTGCGCTAAACCGTCTATTTTTACGCTAACCATTATTCACCCCTTCAGAACATGGGCAGGTCACGTATTCAAGCCCAGATTTAGGATCTACTAGTACACCAGTCACATTAAAGACTTTGCCACGGTGCAAAATACGGTCAGCTGCTTTTACGTCAGTTTTGCGCATCGTAATACGAGTAGTTACCTCGCTTTGAGTGGCGCCCGCTTGTATAAACTCACGGACAGATAACGGCTCAACGGCAGCCCACACCGTATCTAAGTTCAGCCAATCATTAACGAGTTCACCAGTAATAGGATCTTGACCTCGTTTTAGTCGCTGGATAGTGACTCGGTGACGTAGTTTGCCTGCTTTCATAGTTATAGCCCATGGATTCGGTACGGTTGAATTAACGAGAAAAAGCCTTGGGGCATTTCTTGCAAACTCTGCTCAGTTACTGCCTCTCTGTTTGCGTACCAGTGGCTGATTAATAAATACATAGATAGTTCGGCCGCACGATTCCAGTAGATGCCATGCTCATCGTCTTCCGGGATAGCCTCCCCCTTGTCATACCAATTGCGTGATGTGTGCTGTTTCACTGCATCCTTCGCAGCATCTAAGTAAAGACCCAATAGCTCATCGTCATAATCGTGGTCGATTCGACAATGCAGTTTAATTAAGTCTAAATTAATCATTTCTTAGCAGCCTTTGTTGCGGGCTTGGTTTCTTTAGGTGCAATCAAGCCAAGATTAATAAGGTATTTAGCATCAGCTTCGTTGGTGACAGTTCGTGTATCGCCTGCAAAATACTCTTTATCACCGTAATGTTGTCTGATAACTGTATATTCCATTTTCTTACCTCAAATTAAAAAGGAGCGCCGAAACGCTCCTTGCTTAGTCAGTGGCTATTGATTAAGGCGCTACCGGTGCAATATCGCCGTAGATAAACGATTCAGGGCGGTAAACCGCAAGCGCTAATCGCTCCTCCGCCAAGATAGTAACTAAGTTCTTCACAAAGTCGTCCTCGTTTTCTGTCGCAATTTCTACGCGAGACTGCCAGCGGTCAAAAATTTGAGCGCCCAAGTCGAACGCTCCGGTTAAAAACTTACCAGCTTGTACCGCTTGTGTTTGCACCACCGGTAGACCCCATAAAGTAGGCTGGATATTGCCTTGAGGATTGCCGATGATGTAGTTGCCTGTATCATCTTTAAGCGTCTCAATATTAGCCCAGTCAATCGGGTTTAATACATGACCGCTCGCTGGATACTCGGCTAAAATGGCTTGCAGCATAGCAAAGCGTAGCGTGTCTAAACCACTATCATTGGTAGTAGCAGCGCCTGCCGGCTTAGCGTAAGCGGTAGCTTGTGGGATAATGCCAAGTAGGTTTTGACCTGTGCCATCACCATTGAGCAGTTGGTTTTCCTCAACCAACTTCAAGCCGTAAATCAAACGACCGTTAATGTAAGACGCTAACTGTTGAGCGTCATCTAAGATTTGACGGGACGCTTTCATGTAATGCGCAATTACCTTAGCGGACGTAGTGACAAGCTCAATCTGGATTGATGATTCCGGCTTCTTAGCAGCCTCTGCTACAGGCGCCGCACTATTGGTAAAGCCTTTCTCGCGAGGGTACTCTAGCGAGTTGCCTGACATAGTGCCTGACATCAATAAATCACGCACGGTTAAGCGGCGCTGTGGGCCAGCCACTAAAGGTAAGCGATTTGGCGCAACCAATGCTCCAGCTGAGCCGTCCGCATCGGTAGTCGCTGATGTGATGGTGGCTTTAACTTCCATTGACGCACGAGAACCACGCTGTACGCCACGATCCATCATTGACTTAAACTCATCAGAACTAATAAATTGCTCGCCAAGCGACTTTTCAGCCTGTGCTTCTTGAGCGTTTTGACGACGAGCCATCTTCTGCTCAACATCTTCAAGCTGCGCTTTTAGCTCATTTAACTTAGTTAGCGCCTTATCAGCAGCTTCTTTAGCTTCAGTGCCTAGTTTAGTGCCTTCATCGCGCTTAGCTAATAGCTCAGTCGCTAGGGCTTTTACTTCTTCCGTCTGATTCTTGAACTCTTTGGTAACGTCTTCAAGGGTAACGTTTTCAGTCTTATCTGACATAATATTTCCTTAAGATTTAAGAATTGAAAACACATTATTAAGTTGCGCCTGTTTTCGTCCTGGCTCACCCAAGAGACTTCTCAAGCCATGCGACGCAATCGTTACTGCTTGAGACTTCGAGAATCCTGACTCTCTCAAGAATTTCTCAAATTCTGATAATGACGGCAATTCGCCATCATTTAGTTTTTGCTTGACCATATCTACTCTGCTTTCCTCATTGGCAGGGAACGTAACGATTGACGCTTCCTTTAAATCAACATCGTGTAAGTACAATACGTCCGTATCTAGGTCATATTTTGATTTATTTATTCGGTATCCAATTGATAAGCCATCAATAACACCTTCTTTAAGCAGCGCATAAGCTTCTTTTGCTTGCCTGACGTCGTTAATAAGCAGTCGCCCTGTTACATGCAAGCCATGCTCATCCTCTTGTAGCGTATCGAATACACCAATTGGCTGCTTAGCGTCGTGCTGCCATAATATAGGAAGCTTCTTCCCGCTAGCTTCAAGCGCCTTAATTGAATTGCTGAAAGCGCCACTAACAACAATGTCGCCGTAAGAGTCCTCGTTGCCGAAAACCGACGCATAGCCTGAAAAAGCGCCATCTTCCGACACACTCTTTACTTTGAAATCTAAATCCTTAGTTTTCATCTTCTTTCCCCACCTTATCAACGGGTGTTAAATTGAGCTGAATCGTTAAGTCATCCGCACCATCAACGGAAGGCAGGTTCTCAAGCGCTCGCACCTCGTTGCGAGTCATCACGCCATTTTGAAGCATGGAAGCATAGAAACTAGCCCTGCTTTGGCTGTCTGATCTTAATAGTCCTTCAACACTAAATTTAGCGGTGTATAAATCACGCTCAGACGGGATCAATAGCTTCCGTTGCATGGTCTGCTCAATACGCACCAACATCGGCTGTAATCCGTAAGTTAAAAAGCCCATATTGGTTTGCTCTAGACTACTAGCCCAACTGCTTGCTTTGTCTGTATGCCCAATCAATTGCGGTGGCACTCCAAAAGCTCGGCATATTTCTTCAATACCAAAGTAGCGGCTTTCTAACAATTGAGCATCAGCGGGGTTCATTTTTAAGCCGTTAATGTTGCTGATTTTCTGGCCGGCCTCTAAAACGATCGGCTCATTAGTCTTCTCAGGTAGCGAATACTCGCGTAAGTTTCTACGTAGCCGCTCCCTTTGCTCTGGCTGTAAGATACGTTCACCTGACTCAATTACTAAGCCTGTTTTAAGTCCTGACGCAAACTCACGGTCTGCCGCATTATTGGCGTCCATTTGAGCGCCCAATGTTTGAGCTGCGTACTGAATTGGACTCAATCCAACCAAGCCATCTAGGGTAAACCCACGAATATGCAAGATATCAGCTTCGCTAAAAATCTCATCTTCTTTGTAGACGTATCGAATCACACCCGACTTGGTGCGCTCCACTGTCATTTCTTCAGCGCTTAGAATCTCAAGCGAAATAATGCGGCTGCCACTGCGGACTATCTGAGCGTAGAAGTTGCCCCACAAGTCTAACGATGAGCTAATAACTTCTTTAAACTCACTCGGCCCCATGTCCGCATTAGGCGCTTTATGTAGCAATCGGTAGATATTGTGACCATGCGCTATCTTGTTATCCTGGTCGCGCAAGTGTAACGGCAGCGAGCTGATAGTTTGTGCTTTTAAGCGAACGCACGCCCATACAGAAGCAATCTTTAGCGCTGTGTCCACATCAACCACTGAGCCTGCTCTGCTCCTGTAAGAGCTGAACGGTTCAACGCGACTGCCTGGGTCAAGCTTTGGTCGACGGCCTGCTACGCGCGACCAAAAACGCTGCCACCAACCGGCATCGTTTAATGTAACGTCACTCATATAATCATCTGCTCTAAATAAGTATCCATATCGCCTTGGCCTTCCGGGTTTAACGCCATCAGCGACACCGCATTTAGCGTGGCCATGAGCGGGTCAATCTTGCCGCTACCACTTGCTTGCTTTGTAATCAATATCGCATTACCCCTCGGCTCAACTTTCGCATTGCCCACACACCACGCCATAAGCGCTTGATTGGCGTGTACTAACTCGCCGGCCGCTAGTTTACGCTCCGCTGTAATGATCGCTCCGTTCAGTCGCCAGCCTTGAGAAACCCCCATCAACTTGTCGGCAGGTATGCCAGCTTTATCAATGCTTTCTAAAATCGAACCTGTGCCTGATGGGTCAACACCAATCAAATTGAGCTTGCCGCTGTTGTATAGCTTCAAGCAAAGTTCGGCCAGCTCGTGGGTATCCTCACCCATGCGATTCACAAAAACCAACTCATCAGCCCGTTTAAAATCTTCAAGCCTCGATACGTCTTGCTTGTGCCTGCTTAGTACTGACGGATGAGCCCAAGCCCTATTCCAAAGCAGCCATTGCTTCGTGTGTTTGTCTCGGCCTAGCACAGCAAAACCTAGTAAATCATCAAGCCCACCGCCGTCAATGCCGGCTGTAATTACCTCGGAACGCTCAATCAATTCATCTAAGTTATGCGCTCCTGCTTGTGCTTCCCAAAAGTCCGCACCTGCCCATCTATTTGAAAGAAGCGCTAAACCAATCTCTACGTTTAAGTGCTTTGCGAGGAATACTCTTAACTGCTCCTCACCCGCTTCTGTTGCTTTATTGAACTCTCGCGTAATGTGTTCAATATCAACACTCACCCCCCAGTTCGGGTTAGTGATGTAAGCATTTTCTAGGTTTCTATGTTCCCCTGAGTCAATCATCGACTTAGGAAACTCGTACAGTACCGGTAAAAACGCATTGTCTTCAATCCGGCCGTCTCTGACCGCTCGTGCATAATCAAGCTTTTCTTTAAATACACCTGCTGGTGGTGATTCACTTTGCGTAGTAGCGTAAATAACAAACCCTTCAGGTCGACTAGCTAGCCCACCGGTCGCTTCTAAAAGCATATTGCCAGCGCGCGGTTTCTTGCCAAATTCGTGCAGCTCATCGACAAAAACATAAACCGCTTTTTTGCCGCTCACCGTCTCCGAGTCTGCCGCCACCACTTTCAAAAACGCCTTTGTCACTCGATGGGTAATTGTTCGGATGTGCTCTTGCACTTGGAATAGCGCTCTCAAATCGTCATCAATCGCTATCATGTCCCGAATCGGCTTAAACGAGTTATCAGCAATCTCCTTAGTCGGGCTAAGTATCAGCAGCTCGGCAGACTGACGCCAATTCATGATTAGCGCGGTCAGCATGATTCCAGCGGCAATTGTCGATTTGCCGTTCTTCTTGCTTATCAGCAAAAAAAGCTCACGAACCAAACGCCTACCAGTACTATGGTTGTAAGCGCCAAAGATAGCCCCAACCAAGTCCATAACCCACTTTTCGCAAGTATCACGCATAAGTGGCGAGTCTGGCGCATCAACCATTCGCAAGCTGCCGAATATCTCCACAGCCTGCGCCGCTTCGTCAGGGAACAACGGATCGAACGGTATTAAGCTCTCGCCAGCTACAATCCGTCGTTCCCAGTCTGGACACGCCGTAGTCCATTCCATTAGTTAAGCGTCCTCGGCGCTGAACGTGGCGCAAACCGATTGTTTGCAATGCTATCAGCCTTGGCTTGTTGCTGCTCTTTTTTGCCGACCTCTGCCTTGCGAGTGTGGAAGTAAGGCATGAGTGTTTTGGCCGCATCAACTCTTAGCTTCACTTCCTCGCTTACATCATTCATAACGGCGCTTAAGAAGTCCTTTGGATCACTGTACATTTGACTTAATGCGGCAATATCAAATGCCTTACCCTGCGCCTTGGCTTCCTCTTTTGCCTGACCAATCTTTTCGTGTCGCTCTAACGCCGCTAATACATCCGGGTCTTTCATCAAGCGAGACGCAGCTTGAGACGCACCATTTTTACTATAGCCGGCATAAATTGCCGCTTCTTGACCGCTCTTACCTCTTCTAAGCGCTTCAACAAAACGGCGCTTTTTCTCTGTAAACGCCATTTAATACCTCATATTTGATGGTTAACAAATTATTGTGAAGGGGAAATTTTCTACAAACGGCTGGGGGCGCGGTCTAGAGAGCGAAAGCTTCTGAACTTTTACCCCGCCCCCGTCCGACATTAACAACAAGTGAGCATAAAAAAAGCCACCTTAACAGTGGCTTAACAAATAGCTAATTAAATGCTTTACTCAGCGTCTTTAAACTTTTTAATACATTCCAAGTAAACATCATTACCATACTCCGTAATTGCTCTTTCCTTAGACTCCTGCGTTCTCCATAACGGCTCTTCATAGGCTTTGATTACAATCTGCTTGCTAAGATTGGATTGAGTTTCATTTTCTGATAAATCCAAATAAGCCTTCATCAATGTAGAGATTGGCACCCCTTCTTGCCTAGCCTCCATTGCGGCTGCAGCAGCAGTCTCTATTTCACCACACAGAGTCAACACTCTATCACTCTGTGCCAATGCTTGAACCCAAACCAAAGAAGTTGCTAAAGCTATAATAACCCGTTTCATACGCCCTCCAATGTTTTATTGGATTATAAGCTATTAGCTTCTTCTTTTGCTTTTACCGAGTCATGGCATGGTTTGCATAAACTTTGCCAATTCTTTTTATTCCAAAAAAACTCTTTATTACCTTTGTGCGGTTCGATGTGATCCACTACCGTTGCTGCTGTAATCCTTCCATCTCTCTCGCAATACTTACAGAGCGGATGCTCATCTAGATACTTAGCTCGTGCTTTCTGCCACCTGTATCCGTATCCACGTTGCGCAGCTGTCATGCCAGTGTGTCGCCAAGATGTGACAACGTGCTGTGTTGTGTCCGTTTTGGCTGTGGCCAATTGTGGCTTTAGCATTGGTAGCTTCATAGTGTCACCGGCTCATCGAAACCAAGTTCGTTGTCTTCCAACGAATATCCTTCAGGCAGTTCAACCTCTTCGTCATCATCCATTAGCAAGCTAATCAAAAGGTCAAGCTTCAATTCGATGCGGTTTAACTGCTCTTGCATGGCTAAATTTGTCCTGTTCTGTTTATTGTTATCGTCCATTACTTACACTGATATTTTTTGACTTATGAAAACAACTTGCTCACACTGCAGCCAACCACATCAACTCGCACGCGTTACGTACTACGTTAAAAACGGTACTAGGGTGTTTCCTCGTGACCGTAAGTGTTTCACTGTGCTGCGGTGTGGCTGTGACGTTAAAGTAATCGGACAACAAAAAAGCCCCGAAGTCGTAAAACCTCAGGGCTGTAAATAAAAAACCCACCAATACGGTGGGTTGAATTTGCATGAAATAAATGCTTTATCCGCACTTACTCCACATTTTAGACAATTTTAGGTAAAAACTTAAGCAGAGTCAAGCCCCTACAATTCCTCTTGGAAAAAGTCGGCAATTGAATATCTCGCTTTTTCAAGCCTTTGTGTGACTGCGCTATCCGATATCCCATAGTATTCCCCAATAACTTTTAACTTCCACGCAAACAAGTATCGAAGCTGGACCACATCCCTTAGCTCAGGATCTAACGACAACACAGCTCGATGTGTCCGCTTAACCCACGCCAATCGCTCAGCTTCCACCTCCTGCTTGTAAAGTTTCACACCACCACATCTTAGCCGTCGACTTCCAATTGCTACTAGATTCTGCTTTGTGACGTATTCCGCCCATTGCTCTAATCGTGCGTTTACATAGCTCATACCATCCATACCCCCATTACTTGAACTGAGCCAACTCGTGGTTTGAAAACCCGAAACTGTTTACTAAGCTTCTTATCGATTTTGGTTTTTTTCTGTTTAGTTTTTGGTTTATTCATGGGTTTTGCATTTAGTCTTGTGTCATCCAGTGTGACCACTGTTCGGTCGCATACCTCCTCTAAATGGTACAGATTGATATATCGTTTAGTGTTTTGGATCTTCATCCTAGTTTTATATATCAGACCGGCCTGTACCATCCGAGACAAAACACTCGACATATGACCGTGTGATCTACCGATATACCCAGCCACCTCCGCACTCGTTAGAGCACCATGACTCTTTAGCTTTTCTAAAATAAGAGTTGTCAGCACACCATTAGGTCTCGTCTCTTTAGTTTTTGCATGTTTATCAGCATGACCATAGACATTGACATATAGCCCTCTTGAATTAAGTCGGTATCCAACCACATTCGCAAGGCCTTTTTCTTCTAGAGCGCCACACACACTAGCAACCGATGCTAAGTCGTGTTGCAAAACATTTGATACCTCACGAGTAGTCATCGGCTTTTTTAATGTCTCAAGAACCAAATCAGTTAATGTTTTTTTCCTATCCATTCTTTACCCCTTATTTGCTAAAGTTCGTATCACGTGATTTAGGAGCGTTACTATCCTTTGCCACAGTGATTGTTCGTGTTTCATGATAGTGACGGCCAAGGCGCCCCCATCAACTGCTTCCCCATAACTGACAATGAGCGCTCTTACTTGTTTGTCATCCACGTAGGCTATGCCCTCCAAAGCGTCTAGTGCGACCTTAAGCGTGTTATCGATGTCTAGGCATATCTTTGATGCTCTGCCTTTCTTTGTCATCTTTGGATGCAGTGTCACGACCATGATGACGGGCTCTTCTGTTTTCCGTACTCCTGCATCTTCTGCCACTGCTAGTACGTCATCCCGATAGTTAGCAGCCTCTTTTGATAAGTAAGCGATAGCGCGCCCCCGATAGCTACGATGTCTCCAGTAGCGGTTGGCGCTGATTGGATACGGCAACCATAAGTTGATTGTGGCTTTCATGCGTGCCCTCCACCGGGAGCATTAATGCCATAAGCTTTATAAGTTACAAGTTCCGTATTAAGTTCCAGCCATGTTTTGGAACTTAATACGTGCATGTTTAAAGGCTTAGCGAATAAGTTCCATAAGTTCCGTGCGCGTGTGCGTACATACATATATATACATATAAGCTTTCGCTTACATACTTTCAGACATTCATACTTACAATCGTCTATACATACAATCAGTTGGAACTTATGGAACTTATGGAACTTATTCTGTGAGCCACTGTTTATAAGGGTTATAAGTTCCAAGTGGCATTTGGAACTTATTGGCACTTTGGAACTTATAAGGTTCTTATTCTTGGACAGCATTTTTATCCTCCAATGGGTAATACCACTCTGCTGGCTTTCTACTGTTCTCATGATTCAAAACTTGGTAGACATATTCCTGCTCCCTAAGAGCGTTAAGAATTTCGGTTAGGTCTCTCGAGCTGTAACGTACGGTACGCATGATGTCGCGTCGCATAATGCCTTTAGTACCTGCCTGTTGGATGACATCAAGTACACGCTTTTGGCGTTGGTCAAACTCATTACTGGATGAGTCACGTTGAAGTCGACTGATTAAATCCTCGCCTAACTGTTCAATCAAATTGATACACCACTGCGCCTCTTTTGCCGTAATGGTTGGCTTTTCAACTTTAAAAGTAGCTGGCACTTTCTCATCGCTCACATTGATGTAACTTTTGTATGCTTGTTGCAGATACAGCATTTCGTCAAAGTCTTTCTGATCTTCGGTTTTTGCGTACGGACTTGAGCCATGTTCAGCAAACCAGTCGACTTTATTTTTATTGCTCATGAATTGCCACGCATGATTGCAAGCGGCTAGCATGGTAGCTAACCTCATGGCTTGTTCATTCCAACGCTGCGGTATCGGATCCAAAGCGACTGATTCGAGTTCAAAACCGCGTTCTTCCGCTTTATAGTCAAAGATGTTGAATAGTTCACGCGCTTCTGGGCTAATAATGACGCTTACTTCACCATTCGCGTTGCCATCGTTTAACGGTAGAAATGGGTCATGTCCTGTTAAAAGCCTGGGGGCGCTAATCATCGCGCTGAATAACACAATTTGGCGGTCAGGTTCAGAGACGATCTTGTTAAACGACCTACGCTCTACGACTTCACGCTCAATATTGAAGATGATGTAGCGATTCATTAGCCCACTCTCAATGTGGCTTGATTGGATTTCGCTGTAGAATTGACGCGGTGTTGTAAGCCCCAGTGTTGTAATACTTGGGTTAAAGATTGGGTCTTTAGGTGTTTTGCTAACGTAGTTTTCGCTTTTAAACGTAGCGTCACCGGCTGAGTAAGCAATTTTTAGCCCACGGAATACCGTTGCCTTATTACTATTGTTGTTCTTTCTAGCTTCGTAAAAGTTTTCGCCAAACTCGTCTGTAATACAAATATGCACTGGACTGTACTCAAGCGCTGAATAAATAGCGTTCTGGTGCGTGTAGAAACCTCCAGTGACATACTTCTCCATTTTTGCGGCCATTAGTATTTTGTCGACACCCGTTTGAACGTAGTTTTTACCCACACCTGAAGGGCCAGAAATAACAAAATAACCATTAGTCCAGTTGCGCGCTTCAGATACGAACTTTCGCCCCCCAATGACCGAACCCCACGCAAGTGCCCCCGCTAAGCTGATACCCCAGTGCACTTTGCGTGAAGAGCTTTGAAAATATTCGGTCGCTTTTTTGATGGGTTCGCACGGGCAGGAATCGAGGAGCGATTTATAATCAATGCCGTCCTCTTTGATAGGTGCTTCTTTAATACGAGTGTCTTCAGGTAGTGTATTGGTAGTAGTCGGTACGGCTAAGTTATTGAGCGATTGAACATAAGCTGAGCTTGCTGTATTTATCCAACCATTGCTTTGTGCCATACCGAAGATGGTTGTGTGCGTAATGCTATTGATACCTTTGTCTTTAAAACTATTCCAAACACGACAGCTATCTTTCGGGTTGTGTTTGCTACTTTGCTGAGCCCACTGATCCCATATCATGAAACCCTCGTCGCCCCAACCTAAGCTGTGAAGTGCTTGCCCTACTCTGACCCACGTGTCGCGGTCGTCATAGTTGACTATGAAAACAAGAGCCGCCACTAGTTCGCTTTTAAGCTTCAGGTCAACGTTACTCGTTGCGATTGGGGCGGTCGGCTCGGGGGCGGTTGCCTGTAAAGCTGTGAGTATGGACTCGGGTATAGAAGCTGGTAGCGCCCCCTCGAGTAAAGAAGATTCGGCTTCTACCCACTCGTACTCTTTTCCGCTTGCGTGATTGGATGGTTCGACAACAATGTAGCCTGATGTTTTAATATCGACACCAGGTATTAGTTTTTGACCGATTGAGATAGGTCTTGGTAACGCAAATACACGATGTTCACCGTTGCCACCGGTGCGTTGAACAATGTCGGCATTAATCGGCTCGTGTTGTGTTTCCCACGCTCTGACCGATTCGAACCCGTCAATATCGTGCGTATCAATATCAAAGACAATCAGCTGATTTGCTTCAATACTTAAACCGATATTTGCTTCAGGATAAATTGACCACCAGTGATTGACGATATCAATATCAGTCGTAGCACTTAAGTGGCCGTTTGGCGTGAGTTGTTGAATCGGATGTTTTCCAATGCCTTTGCCGTCTTTATGTTCTTTTCCACAAGCGCACGTACCGTCATCTTTCACCCACCACAGCGGGTGAATTGCAAAGCCACGCTGCGCATAATTTAGAGCCGCTTCGTGCTTGTCAGTGGTTATTGGTTTCGTTTGAACTGATGTAATCACAGTAATCCTTTACGTTCCATTTTCTCAGTGAGTGATTGCATCGCTTTCATGCTTTGAATGAACTCACGTTGTAATTTAGCGGCTTCATCCTCTGGCGTAATTGGCTGTGGTGTTGAATACCCGGCTTCACTGCTTATGTAGTTAATGGCAGCGTGACAACCAACTTCTTGGCCCATACGTAAAACCATGATGATGTGCTCAGGTGATAACTTCGCAGGTCGGTCATCATTTAAGCAGTCCAATAACTGACTGCGAGCTGCATCTGCTGTTTTTTCTGGGAAGAGTATTGAGCCTACTTTTTTAGCGCCCCCACAAGCAGCAACAACGGCTGTTAGAGCTTGATTAAACGATTCATAAAACAATGCTTCCTGATTCATTTACGAGCCCCTCCTAATTATTCGTAAGCCTTCGTAAAGACTTTTTTTGACAAAAAAAATATGATTCAAATAACGCTGTGTTTAAGACTTTTCTGAGCAGTTTGTATTTAAGGGCTTTCGCAACACCGACCAATTCAAGTCAGGCCTTAGCTTTTCACAAGTGACAAGCCCATTTGTTAGCTCTTCAATTTCAATACAACGTTCGGCTGGAACCTGTTTTGTGCCAGCCACCCATTGGGAAACCATGACAGGAGAAACATTCAATTGTTTTGCTAAACGTGTAGCCATACCCCACTGGGAACTTACATATTCATGAAGGTACATTTTTTGTTCCATTTACTTAAATAAAAACATATTAGCATAAAGCTAATAACAATTAAAGCGTAATGCTAATTCCATTTTTAGCATAAAGCTATTAAATTAATGCTATGGATATAAACGAAATTAGACGAATCAACCTGCAAACCCTCGCAAACCAAAGCGGGGGCGTTGGTAAACTCGCAGAAAAACTAGGTAAAGATCAATCCCAGGTAAGCCAGTGGATAGTTGGGTCAATTAATTCTGCTACAGGCAAGCGTCGCGGTATGAGAGCTGACACCTGTAGAGAAATTGAAAAAGTGATGAATAAGCCTAGAAATTGGCTTGACCAAGATCATCACATTGATGAGTCTAATGGCGATGATGAGGCTTATATACAGCTTGCTTACTTAGAAGTTGAGTCAGCTGCTGGCGACGGTATGATCGCACCTGAATTTCAACCCACCCTGCGAAAATTAGAAGTATTAGAAGAATGGGCTTATCAGAATTTCGGAACGAACGCCATAGAAAAAATCCGAATTATCACTAATAAAGGAGACTCTATGTCTCCTACTATTCAAGATGGCGATATCTTATTCGTTGATATAACCGCAAAGACTTTTGAAGCTGAGGGCATCTACGTCATTAACTTTAATGATGTTTTGCTTACTAAACGTCTTGTTGTTCAACAAGATGGAAGATTAGCCATAGTTAGCGATAATCGAGAAGCGTACGAACCTATATATATCAGCTCTAAAAATGCTCATGATTTAAAAATTTGTGGTAGGGTCAGAGCTTGGTGGTCGCTGAGAAAGTATTAAAAAGGTTTTCTTCTATTATGGACATATATCCAAAAATCAAAATACCGAAAGGTATGCGCATTTGGAGTGTTGATAACAGGATTGTTGGAACTAGCTACCGCTTTAGTTCCGTACTAAAATTTATTAAATACAGCGAGCATCAACTCTCATTTGAGCCTGACCCTAATAATCTTAAAGATAAAAATGCAATTAAGATTATGGGTCACTACAAAAACAACCTACTGCATTTAGGCTTTGTAGACAAACAAACGGCCAAAGCACTTGCCGATTTAAATCTGACAAATCTAGTTTTGCCAAGAGTTGACAGGATATGGCTGTCTGATGATCAAAAAAGGGCTTCTTTAGAGTATTCCATACTAATTCATCGTAAGTATTTTGATAATGCTAATAACGGTATTTCTTACAACGTCGATGAACGAGATTTAGCGTCTGAAAAATCAGTTGCGGACAATAATAAGTCACCACTCCCCCCAACGGATAAACCAAGGGTCTACCCTCATGAACAGTCGCATATAATCAGGAATACTAATAAGAGCGGTCTTACTAAATCTAAAATATTATTTTTAGTAGTGTTTGTTATTTTCTTGATTTATATTTATATATAAGTCACTGGCCTTATTAATTTGTACCTTACTACCACTTAGCCCTCACCCGAGGGCTTTTTCTTGTCTAATCAATACAAGTTGAGACCTTTGCAATAACCCCTCAAACCTCCTAAAATATGGCTTATTTCCTTGCATTCTTACTTCAGTCCCATGAGTAGTTTCTTTCAACAAACCGCCAAAGCCCGTATTGCCAAACACCTCGACCGTTTTCCGTTACTTAAGTTAGATCAAGTGATTGATTGGCGACCGATTGAACGCTACCTCAATTCACAAAAGCAGCGTCGATTGACGACTCAACAAGGTCGTCCGAGTTATCCCGTGCTCGCCATGTTTAAGGCAGTCCTATTGGGTCAATGGCATAGCCTCTCCGATCCGGAGCTTGAGCATAGTTTGGTGACTCGCATTGATTTTACGATTTTTTGCGGTTTTGATGATATGGACGTTCCCGATCACAGTACCCTATGCCGTTACCGCAATTGGTTGGCTGAGGAGGGTTTATTGGATAAGCTGTTAGTGCTTATCAATCAGCAGTTAAGCGAGAAGGGTCTAAAAGTAGCCAAGGCGCAAACGGCAGTGGTTGATGCGACGATTATTCAAACGGCAGGTCGTAAGAAAATGAAGGCAATTGAGCAGCTTGAGGACGGTGAGTATCATGAGTCTGCACCAAGCACTGATAAGGATGCACGTTGGACAAAAAAGGGGGCTGACTTCCATTTAGGCTTTAAGCTACATGCTCGTTCGGATGGTGAGGGCTATATTGAAAAGCTTAATACCACGCCCGCTAATGTGCATGAGGTTAATCAACTTGAACCACTCGTTAATGATTTGGAACAGGGCACGAGAGTAGAAGCGGATAAGGGCTATAGCAGCGCAAAGAATCGAAAGCGATTACAAGCGCTCGGCTTAGAAGATGGCATTATGCAAAAGGCGCATCGCGGTTCAGTGTTGACACGTGAGCAGATAGAACGCAACAAGCGTTTATCTAAGACTCGCTATGTGATTGAGCAAAGTTTCGGCACGCTGCACCGTAAATTCAAACATAAGCGGGCAAGCTATTTTAGTCTCGTCAAGGTGCATGCGCAGTCGCTTTTGAAAGCGATTTGCATCAATTGTTTAAAAGCTGCCAATAAGCTTAGGATAGTTGCGCCTAATTTTGCCTAAAAGGCAGAATTAGGCAGATAAATGCCTAAAAAACAGGCATTTATCGATAAAAGCGGGGTGAAATTTGTCGAAAATTTCCAAAAAAATCAAAAAATCAAAAAATTTCCAAGTAGAACAGAAATCCGGTATTTAACTGCTTTTATGCAAAAGTCTCAAGTTTTAGCTGCCGCCTCTAGTGGCAACCTATTCATATCCTCATGCGCTTGTAGCATATCAGTCAGCTTTCATCTTTTATTCCAATTCAGTAGTTTTCTTTGTCATCGGAGATATTTTAATTCACCTGTTGACTATTTATTATCTTATTGCTAATATTATTAGCATAACGCTAATATTTATAGTTAATAGTGACTATCTTCAATAGTCCGAAAAAGAATTTAACGAAAACTTGAGGTACAAAAAAATGACAAAGTGGCAAATTTTGTTAGAAGTGTTAGGTTGCATTAGCTTTTTAGTAACGCTCTTCTGCTTCATGTTCCTCATGTTTTTTTTCGCAGGTTAGAAATAAACATGACAGTTAATTTAACAACCACCAGGGCGCTTGCTCAGTCCTCGGGCATCAACATCCTTGTGTATGGCCAAGCGGGCGTGGGTAAAACAACGCTCATTAAAACGTTGCCAGGTAAGCCAATAATCATTTCAGCTGAAGCTGGCTTGCTGTCACTATCGGACGTAGACATACCAGTAATCGTTGTTCATACCCTCCAAGACGTAATCAATGCGTATACGTTCTTACAGTCGCCCGAGGGTAGACAGTATGACAGTGTTGCTTTGGACTCTATCTCAGAGATTGCTGAAGTTGTTCTAGCTAATGAAAAGAGTAACTTTAAAGACGCACGAAAAGCTTACGGTGAAATGCAAGACAAGATGGCCGCGATGATTCGAAGTTTTCGTGACTTAGATGGCCGTAACGTTTACATGGTCGCAAAACAAGGTCACGTCAACGAAGGTGGTAACGGCTTACTTAAGTACTACCCAATGTTCCCTGGCCAACGCTTAAGCCAAGAAGCGGCTTTCTGGTTTGATGAAGTCTTGTGTTTGCGAGTGATAAACGATGCGGAAGGGAACGTCATCCGCTACCTCCAAACACAACCATGTTTTCAATACACCGCTAAAGACCGAAGCGGAAAACTAGACCCCGAGGGTGAATACCCTGACCTCGGTCACATTATCAACAAGATTAAAGGTGGTGGCGCCCCGCCCCCAACACACGAACCACAAAAAGATGACTTCTTAGCCAACGGCTTTGAAGACCTCCCCTACTAACTTAAAGAGGTATTTATTATGAATGGCAACTTAGCTAATTTAAACCTAACTGACGTTCAGGTAAATGATGATTTCGAACCAATCCCCCCTGGTCAATATCAAGCAAAGATTATTGAATCTGCAATTGAGCCTTTACGATCAGGAAACGGTCAACGATTAAATCTACGATTCCAAATTTTAGGACCTACACACCAAGGTCGCTTAGTATTCGAAGATCTAAATATCTTTCACAGCAATCCAATGGCCAGTGATATCGCGCGTCGTGATTTAAAAAGAATCGCTCTAGCGGCGGGTTTCGATGGCAATATTGCTGACAGCTCCGTGTTGCACGATAGACCGATGCTGATTCGAGTGAAGATCGAGGATGACGACCAATACGGCCCGAGAAATCGAATCACGAAGTATGGCCGTTTAACGAACAATGCGCCTGCCCCAACCGCCCCCGCTCAACCTACTTACACTGGCACACAACCGCAACAGCCAACGACACAACAATCAGCACAACAACCAACTCAAGCTGCTGTACCTGCGTGGGCTCGTGCTAATCAAGGGTAATTATTATGTCTACTGATAAGTACGGCTTATTAAAGCTGACGGGGTTTAACTTTAGACCTTATCAGTTAAAAGCAATTACCGATGTATTAGATTGGTTTCAGGAAGCAAAAACCGTTGGTGTTCCGCTTGTTGAAATTCCAACTGGTGGCGGAAAGTCGTGGGTAATTGCTGGCCTTGCTTGTTATATCTGGAACCAATGGCGCGACTATCACCCACGCACGATTGTTATCGTACCAAGTAAAGAGCTTGCCGAGCAGAACGCCGAGAAACTCCGTGCCCTACTTCCTGATGATATCAGTGTTGGGTATTTCTCAGCTTCTCTTGGTAGGCGCGATAAAAATGCAGATGTGATTGTCGCTACCATCGGTTCAATTGCAAGACATGCTCATTTATTCGATGACGTGCGTTTTGTCATTATCGATGAAGCGCATCTAATCAGTAATAAAGGCACTGGTCAGTACCGTGAGTTCCTAGCTGACTTAGCGAATTATACGCAATACGCTACGGTTGGACTAACAGCCACACCGTTCCGTGGTGATGGTGTCAGTATTACGACGGGTAAAGACCCGCTTTTTACTGCCATCTGTCATCAAACATCAATTAATGAGCTATTGGACGATGGCTATCTTTCACCGCTCGTACTACCAGAGCAAACAGTCGATAAGTTGGATGTCGAGGGTGTCCGTATGGCGCAAGGCGACTATGCGGTTAAAGAGCTTGGTGAAAGAGTAAACGCTCAATTACCTGCCATTGTTTCTCAAACGCTTGCGCTTGCGTCCAATCGTAAGAAGTGGATTGCATTTACTCCAACGGTTGAAAACGCAGAGGGTTTAGTCAAAGAGTTTAAAAAAGCAGGTGTGACAGCAACGGTTGTAACAGGTCGAACGAAAAAGGCCGAGCGAGCAGATGCCATTAACGCATTTAGGGGTGGTGAGGTCCAGTGTTTAGTCACTGTACTTGCGCTCGCAGTCGGTTTTGATGTGCCCGATGTGGACTGCATCATATGGGCTCGCAATACCACGTCACCAGTGCTCTATGTTCAGGGTGCAGGTCGTGGGTTACGTATCGCCCCCAACAAGACTGACTGTCTTTGGCTGGATTTCACTGACACAACAGAACGTCTTGGACCTTTAGACACTATCAAAGGCAAAGCATACCGAGAAACATCCGGTGGTGGTGGTCCAGGTGGACCTAAAACATGCCCTGCTTGTCATCACGAAGTAATCCCTGCTGACAGCCATCTTTGCCAGTGGTGTGGCTTTGAAGTAAACCCAAGACCAGAGCCACCGAAAGTAAGCAAGGCACAGGTGCTGAGCAGTAACGTTGTTGAACCTCAATTTCATGTGATTACTAGCACTAGCTATTTCGTGCATATTAAACAATCAACGGGGGCGCAATCGCTACGTGTTGATTATCACAAAGGACTTAGCAAAGTTGCTAGTGAATGGATCAGCTTCGAGAGCACAAATAACTGGGCAAGACAACGAGCTGTGCAATGGTGGGAACAAAACACAATTGGCAACCCACCATTTCCAGAAACAGCCTTAGAAGCCGAAATAACATTGAAAAGAAGCGGTTGCTATAACCCACCAATTGGCATATTTACAGTACCTGACGGTAAGTACAAAAGAATTACTGGCTATAGATACAGAGAAGTAGAGGAGGTGTTATGAGTGTTTTCACAGACGGTTTTAGTCGAATTGAGCTAACTAAGCTCATTGACTATCACATGTCATTAACCAATGAACTAAAGCACATCAATATGTGCTGCACGACATGCTCCAATTACGAGCGTAAGTTTTGCAAAGTGTTTAACGCTACGCCCCCTGAGGATGTCATCAATCTAGATACTGGGTGCGAACACTGGATACACAATGGGATACCTTTTTAGGAGACGATATGCGTTTATTTAAAGATTTTATACACAACTACAGAAAACTAAAAAGCTGGTCTTGGGCTAGTAATTCCAGATTATACATAACAGCACAAGCATACAAGACTGCTCGCGAAGGTCTTAGATTTTAAATCAGAAGAGACCGAAGCTGAGCGGTATATATTCGGTGACGTGGAAAGTAGCAAGCTCATGCTTAAAAGGATACTTCACCAGATGACGGTTATTAATGAGCTTTTTGAGGAAAACAAAATTCTTAAGGACGAAATTAGAAGATTGAGAAATGAACTGTAATTGTATTGAAGAGTACGAAAAAGAGTAGATTGAGGTGAGGATAATGACTAACGAAGTTGAAAAAATACTAGAAGAGCGAGGCTCAAAGTACGGTGAGTTCAAACACGTCGCCGCATTGGCCAAAGAAATACAGGAATCTGTTTTATTGCGTTGTGGGCCATTAGAGCCGTTTAAGCTAGTTGCTATTCAAAACATCGCTATGAAGCTATCCCGATTAGCGAATGGTGATTCAAATCATGTCGACAGCTGGGTGGATATCGCGGGCTATGCGCAACTGGTGGTCAACGAACTGGAGGGAAAGAGTGAATAGAATACACAGAATGGATTCCGATATTGGCAGTCGCATTAAACGCACCAAACCAGAGATTGAGCCGGACGGTTTGTATCGTTGGAAAGAACTGGAAAAGTTCCTACCCATTAGTCGCGACTTCTGGCGACGTCGAGTCAATGCAGGTAAAGCACCTAAGCCTATCAAACTAGGTCAACGCTGTACGTTTTGGCGTGGTTCTGATGTCATTGAGTGGCTGCAGAACCCTGATACGTATAAGACTGACTAAAGTTAAGCTTTTGAGGATTAATGATGGAAGAATCAATTTTAAATAAAGTAGAGAAATGCTTAGCACTGTCCAAAAGCTCAAATCCACATGAAGCAGCAGTAGCACTTAAGCAAGCTCAAGCGCTGATGAAAAAACACAATCTATCAACGGTAGATGTTTCACTAGCTAAAATTAACACAAGTAGCACAAAAGGCAGTCTAACCAAAAACCCCATGGATTTTGAAATTTTATTAGCCCAAACGGTTGGTAAAGTGTTTGATTGCCATGTTTTAACATCCACAGTTAAAAATACGAGGTTTAATAGCAAGGGTTATTATTACTATGATCAATACACTACATTGTGGGAATTCATTGGTGTAAAGCCATCCAGTGAATTAGCCGCTTATGCGTTCGAGACACTCTTTAGACAATTAAAAGACGCCAGAAAAGAGTACATTCAAACAGAGTTAAAACGCTGTAAAAAGGCCTCTAAAACAAGACGTGCGAACGGCTTTTGTACAGCTTGGGTGCATGAGATCGAGAGTACTGTTAGAGCATTTGCAAAGACAGACAATAAAAATAAAGACCTTATTCAGGCATGGGTTGATAAAAAGTATGGCGATCTAACTGAAAAAAAAGGAAGAATCGTTGAAGCACTCAATCATGCTGATGTGATGGCTGGCGTTGCATCAGCACGTGATGCGGTTTTACATGATGCGATAAATACCGGCCAGCACAATCCTCTGCTTAATTAAACAAAGATCAATTCACTTTGTGCCCTGCTCCTTGGCTGTTTATCAAGGGGCTTTTTGAGGAGTAGCAAATATTAAACAAAAGCATATTTCACATTAAAAATGAGTAACTGTCAGATTGCTGAGTGAGGGTGTAAGGTATTTTGTGTAACTTGATTTTTATAAGTGGTTCAGAACTCTTTCCCCAAACTCTATACTAAACTGATTTAACGCTTGATGCCAGTTCTTAATCGGCCTTGTCCACCGTTTACTTGCCTCATGGATGGCTAAAAACACCACCTTCATGGCGGCATCGTCGTTCGGGAAGAGCTTGTGACGCTTCGTGGCCTTGCGAATGACGCTGTTAAGGGACTCAATGGCGTTGGTGGTATAGATCGCCCGTCGGATGTCCTCAGGGTAGGCAAAGAGCGTTGCCACATGATGCCAGCAGTTGCGCCACGACTGCACGGCCAGTGCGTAATTAGGCCACTTCTTCTCAAAAGCGTCTAAGGCCTGCAAGCCCTGTGATTCCGTAGCCGCTTGGTATATGGCTCTGAGGTCTTGAGTGACCGCTCTAGCATCTTTCCATGACACAAAGCGCATGGTATTGCGTACCATATGCACAATGCATAGCTGCACCTTGGTCTGAGGGTAGACTGCTTCAATCGCCTCAGGAAAGCCCTTAAGACCGTCCACACAAGCGATTAAGATATCCTCAAGGCCTCGATTCTTAAGTTCCGTTAGTATGCCCAACCAAAAGCGTGAACCCTCGCTCTGGGCAATCCAGAGCCCTAAAAGCTCCTTGTGACCTTCCAAGTTGACACCAAGAGCGATATAGATGGACTTGTTGACGATGCGCTGATTTTCTCTAACCTTCAGCACAATGCAATCTAGGTAGACAATGGGGTAGATAGCGTCTAACGGGCGATTCTGCCACTCGGTCAACTCATCAATCACCTTATCCGTGACATGGCTGATTAGGGTGGCGGAGACGTCCACATCGTAGAATTCCTGCAAGGTATCGGCAATCTCACGGGTCGTCATGCCCTTGGCGTACAAGGCGATAATTTGCTCATCCAAGACGCCGGTGCGTGTTTGGTTCTTCTTGATGATTTGTGGCTCAAAGGTGCCGTTACGGTCTCTAGGAATGTCCAACTCGACCTTGGATTTATTGGTCTTAAGCGTCTTCTTGCTGTAACCGTTGCGGCTATTGCCGTCCGTTTTAGCGCCTCTTGCGTGTTTACTGTAGCCAAGGTGCTCCTCTAGCTCAGCGGCTAAGGCTGTCTCATACAGTTGCTTGCGCAGCTTGTCTGCGAGTGCTTCAATGCTATCGCCATCGCTCGGCTTTAGGTCTAATTGCTTGATTAACGATTGAATGATGTCGTCGTCTTTAGTCATGTAACTTTCCATGTGAAATACTCCTCTGAAGGATATCGGATGAAAGGAAGTTACACAAAATTATTTACAGGCTCTTCTGAGTTAGTGAAGTATATCCAATCTTCGTATAATGACATGTGCGAATCCCGTCATACTGCAAAACTACACACAATATTCAATACCGATAAAACAGAGGATGTATAACAAACTCTTTGGCAAAATCAGTAATATCTAACTGCGGTTGCCTATAAGAAGAATAAATTAATCTTGTACCCACCTTATATCCAATAACTCCTATTCTGAACCAAAGTTTTATAATTTCATATATATCCATAGCAATTTTTTCAATTTCAAGATCTTTCGCGTGCCCAGTCTTATCAATCAAAAAATCAATAATACTTTCTGCGCACCCAGTCTCTTGTAATGAGTCGACAGTGAATGATTGGTTTCTAATTAAAGAAATGCTATTTATATAATCATCTATAAATCCATAAATACTTCTCCACTCATCAGATAAAGCTTTTTTCCGAGAATGATAATATCCTTGCTCAGCCTCTAAAACATCCCCCTCTGTTAAAGCAACTTTCCCGTCGGCATTGGATAAACACAAGTTAACGAAATCAATAGCATCTCTTGGCCTCAACATAGTTCTATCCAGAATAAATTCATCAGCTAGTTGACCATTAACCTGAAAATTAAAAATATCTGAAAAGGACACTGTGGCGCGCGCCTCGTATTGCTTACGAATTAATGCTTCAATGCGTCGATCTAGGATTTCTCTAATTTCATGTCTTTGCCATTCAATGGCAGATATAAAAGAGCTGTCCTTTTCTTCTTGTCTTAAATTATGATTGTAGACGCCCTGCAGAATATCAGAACGAATAGAAATCAAAATCTTTACTGATCTAACATTAATGAATTCTTTAAACGTCTCTAATAATGCATTAATGAAATCATATCGAACGTTACTTTGACTCAACCAGGATTTATCCAAATCATCAACAGAGATAATAATTCTTTTTTGAGTCACATCATCGGCATCATCACATATGAAACGTATTAATTCTTTTTGTTTTACTAGCAACTCACTGCTTACATAACTGGTTGTCGTTGATTGAATTTTTTTCACATTTTCATCAGCCGCCTCACTGGAACCGCCAACAACACCCAACTTAACACAACCTGATAATTCATTACTAAATCTATTGGTAATTTCAGTAACTATTTCTGAGTTAAAAAAATTCTCACTATGGAGGTCGACATATTCCCGAGCTTTCTGTAAGCTACCCCTCCTCTTTCCATGAAAGGCATTACCGATGCTTTCGAAAAAACCATCTACATCTTTATAAAGTAATTTAATTACTTTCACTAATAAGACATGCATCCATAGCGACTTATAGAATGCCCTTAAATCAACACCCTCTCTAACAAGATCACTAATAAAGACATTATTATTTATATGTTCAAAAATCGTTGTCTCAGCCTCAATTTCATCATTATCTTTTATTGTTTGATCTCTAACAAGCTGTTTAAGTAACGCTGTTTTACCTGAACCAGTTCTGCCGACAATAATTCTCCTCCCAAAAGATGGATGTGTCTTATCAAACTCCAAAAGCTCATTATAAATATCAGATTTCACAAAACATTCATCTAAGAACGAGTCGGACTCAGCATCTAGATTTCCAATTCTATCCGATTTACGAAAAACATAGCTCAAAACATCCCTCCAACAAAATAGCAATACTTAAGCCTTCATTCTCCATCTATTTCATCGCCTTTTCAAGGCCCTTAATCTGGAAACACCACTTCAGGCTCTACATACTCTGCAAAGCGCCTTTCCAAGTAATCCGCCCACCATTGCATTATTTCGCGACGCTCATCCAAATACAATGCGTGATTATAGCTCAGCTCAGAGGATGACTCCTCTTGCGGTTTGTGGGACAGCTGCATATCAATCGCTTTAGCGTCAAACAGTCTACTTTCATTTAGCAATGTACTAGCTAAGCCGCGGAAACCATGAGCTGATTGCTCGTGGCTGAATCCCATTTTTTCCAATGCATCTTTTAGTACGTGTCTAGTCATTGGCGATTTTCCTGCTTTACGCTGACTTGGAAATAGGTAAATACTTCGCCCACTCACTTTATGTAGCTCTTTTAAAATATCAATGACTTGACGTGATAGTGGCACTAAGTGCTCTTTACCGTACAGTTTTTGTCTCTTATTCCCCTTGACCCGATTTGCTGGTACCGTCCAAAGCTTCTTCTCAAGATCAAATTCAGACCATTTTGCCCCCATTAACTCACCCGGTCTCAAAAAGACATGCAACTGAAGTCTAAGCGCTGTCCGTGTTAAATAAGTGCCCGTGTAATTAAATATCTGATGCAATGCCTCTGGCAGACGTTCTGATGTCACATAAGGATGATGTTTAACTGGTAAGCTGGGCTTTAGAAATTGATCTAAGCCTACAGCGACATTATGTCCAACTCGCCCAGTACCTACTGCATACGATAAAACCTGACTAATCCAACCAAGTACCCGATGCGACAAGACCAGTGCGTTGCGTGATTCAATTTCTCTAATTACTGTTAATACATCTTGTCCTGTGACCGATGCAATTGGCACGCCTTTTAAATACTTGTATGCGTCTTTACGTAAATTACGAGACACTGTATCGTAATGCACTTTACTCCACTCCGATTCTTTAAAATATAACCACTCCTCAGTTACCGCATCAAATGTTTCTCGTTGCTGTTTTATCAGTTCGGCTTTTTTAGCATTTCGATCAACAACTGGATGGACACCTTTGGCGATGGCACTTTTAATTTGCTCACGCTCTTTACGTGCTTCTGCTAAACTAACGCTTGGGTAATCACCTATAGTAATAGTGCTTTCTTTCCCATCAAAACGGAATTTAATGCGCCATTTTTTAGATGTTTTACGCACATCTAAATACAACCCGCCCCCGTCGTATAGTTTTGCCAATCCAGATTTATTAGGTTTTGCTTGACGACACTTAATATCAGTTAATGGTTCAATCATTCTTGCCAT